ACCGACTTATCTCGTATTTCCGGTTGAACAGGGTGTCAGGGCTTATCATTATGAGCCCCGTCACTACGATCAAGCCGCTAAGCCCAAATTGCAAGCATTCATGTCTCCCCTCGTTCACGCGGCCTATGCCCCTGTCAATGACGCAGCTAGCGAAAGACAGATGGTTAAGGGTCGTATCACGGATCTGCGGGGTCCTGAACCTAAACCCCACGCATTCCGTGACCAGTGCATGCGCGAATATGCTGAATTCGTCGTGCAGGGTGCAGTCCTTGAACCAGTTTGTTCTCATGTCGTTGAAGAGAAACAAACACGCCCCGCGCAAAAGCAATCACTTGCTAGGGCCTTCCTGTCGGGGCCCTATGTTAGAAAGATCGTGAAATGTTTTATTAAAGCTGAAGCCTACGCAAGTTGCAAAGACCCCCGCAACATCACCACTTTTGGTGACTTGGTAAAGCTTGAATTCACCCAGTTTACCCTGGCATTTTCCGAACACTGCAAACAATTTGCGTGGTATGCACCTGGAAAGACACCACTTGAGATAGCGGGCCGCGTTGCCGACCTAGCTGAGTATGCAGGATATTTGAATATATCTGATTACCGGCGTATGGACGGCACTATCAAGTATGTCCTCCGGATGCTCGATCGGTATATGATGATGAAGGCCTTTCCTCATTACCGGGCGGTCTTGAATGAACACCTCAAGGCGAGTGTTGACAACAAGGGGTATCTGCCCCATGGAACGACATTCGATCAAGGACCAATGCAAGGGTCTGGCCGGTGCGACACCAGCCACGCCCAAACGCACCGCGCTGCCTTCACTAGCTACCTTGCGTATCGACACGCGACCAAGCCCGGCGGTGGACGTTATACCCCCCAGGAAGCATTTGACAAGCTTGGACTTCACATGGGCGATGACGGTCTCGATCCGGACCTGTCACCAGAAGACCACATGTGGGCCGCGAACCTTGTTGGCCTCGAACTTGAAGTTAATATCGTGCAAAGGGGCGATAGGGGAGTCAATTTCTTGGCACGCTACTACTCACCAGACGTCTGGAATGGATGTCCTGATAGTATGTGTGACATCAAGAGACAACTCTCCAAGTTCCACACTACGGTTCGCTTACCTGCAACGGTTACGCCTGAACACAAGCTTGTCGAGAAGTGTATGTCATATGCCCTCACGGACGGAAACACCCCTGTCATTGGAGAATTTTGCAAGAAAGCACTCTCCTTGTCCCGTTACCGCCCAAAAGCATTACTCGGAGTTGGAAGTTGGTGGTCTCGTTTCGACGCTTCTGTCCAGTATCCCAACGACAATGTTGGAGGCTGGATGGACGTGGAACTTGACATACAATTCCCAGAGTTCTCCAGGAACCGCTTTCAAGAATGGCTGGCTGCCACCCGAACGATCAAGGAAATACTTGAACCTCCGTTATGCGCTGAAATTGAG